GACGGGGTGGGGGCGCCTTTGCCGGGCTCGGCGAACTCGACGGACACATCCGACGATGAGGTCGACCGGACAACCTGGCCGGATTCGATCACCGACGAGGCCGCCACGGACTTGGCTGATAAGGCAGCCAATAGGGTCACGCCACCGAGCGTCGAGTAGACAGCCCGGAGGTAGCTCCTTTTGATGGCCACCGTGAATGTGAACATTCCGGCGGAGACCCTGCAGGTGTTTGGCCTGCCTACAACCAGTTAGTAAAATTAGTGGTCAGGTGCGGAAACAAGGTCGTTCCACAACATCACCATGGTGAGCTGCATGATTTCGCAGTCGTGAAGGTGATCTGGCCATTTCTGGTTGCGCTTTACCCAGACGTGTTTGATCCGGCCGGCACGATTTGCCTGTGGTCGTAGGATGTGTGAGTCGAGGTGCCGCCAGTAAAGGTCGGGCTCGGCGATGTAGGCGCCTTCGGCCTGCACGGTGGGCGGATCTTGGTGGACGCCCCATTCCCGGTCGATGTCGCCTTTACGGAGCCTCGCTAGGATGTCGCGCAGGTGCTCGGTGTCGAATACCAGGAGCGGCTGCACCACATCGGTACGCATCGAGGAAGACGTCGACAGGCCGAATGGGTGAACCGTACCCGACGCCGATGTGAACCGGGCGCCGGTCTCTCGTCCTTTGAGCGGCATCCAGCCGATCACCATGGGCTTTCTGAGACCTCCTTCTGGTGGGTAGCGCAGGCCACACGGGAACGTGATTGGGTTGGACGTCACCGAGGAATAGGCGGCGCAGGCGTCGTAAACCGTCTGCGTGTTGAAACCGGAGTCGATGCCGACATCCATGTCGTGCACATTGAGGGCCACCTGCACCCGGCGCAGGGCTGCGAAGTCGTCGGCATGGCCGGCTGCGATCAGGGTGCTATTTCCGTCCTTCCATTCGCGGCATACCCACCACAGGAACGGCGCCACGGCCTGGACGTCTGCGGTCAGGTAGCGGCGGCCGCCATCGAGCGTCACCATGGCGGATGTCTCGGGCCGTTCCTGTTGGATGTCCTGTTGTTCCCAGGGCTCGGCCAAGTTGCCGTTGATGAAGCCCTGGAGGCCGGCCATCGAGGATTTTGCTTCGAGGAAGGCTACGGCCAGGTGTCCCCAGGTGCACTTGCGGTCGGGGCTGTAAAGGCTCGACAGGTGGTAGGACCGAACACCGGGCATGGCGTTGGGATTCTCTGGGCGCCACTGGCCATGACGGAGTGCGGCCACCTTGTGGGCGTCGGTGATCTTACCGAGGCAGAGCTGGCAGACGTAGTGGGCGGAGGCCCGAACCTTGGCTAGGTCGTGTTTGCCGTCGTCGGTCTTGGCGTCGTCCCAGGTCACCTGGCGCCATTCGAGTTTAATGTGCTCCCGGCAGTGTGGGCATGGCAGGTAGTAGCGGCGCTGGTCGCCGCGGAGGAAGCGCTGCCAGATACGGCCTTCGACCACCGTCGGTGTGCTGGTCATAAAGGCCTTGGAACTGCTGAAGCTCTTGAGGCGCTGTTCAGCCAGGTCGAGGGCGTCGGCTTCCTTGCTGGTTGCCTCGGCGAACTTGTCCACCTCGTCGGCAATCAAGACACGCACCGGGCGGCTGGCTAGGTTGGCCGGGCTGTTTGATCCTACGAAAGTCAGGGTCGACCGTGTGAAGTTCTGCTCCAGGTTGGTGATCTTGTCGGCCTCGGCGGGAAAGCATTCCAACATGGTCGGGCTGTCCTCCAGCATAGGCAGCCAGCGGGATTTCGAGAAGGATCGGGCGAGATTCTCGGAAGGCATCAACCACAAGGCCGGGCTGGGCTCGTTGGCAATTAGCCAGGCCAGGCCGGCCATGAGGGTGGTTGTCTTCGATGTCTGCGATCCCCAGCACAGTGTCACCTCGGATACACTAGGGTTCTTCCAGTCCTCCATGGGCTCCCGGGTGTACGGCCTGACAGACGTCGAGAACGGCCCCGGGTGCTCGGTCTGCCGTTGGGTAAGCCGGAGGTTGGACTCGGACCATTCGACCACAGTCTGCTGCGGGGTGGGCCGGTAGAGGTTGCGCCGGTAGTCCAGGAGGGAACGTTGGAGGTCGGTTAGGTTCAAAATAAGCGCCCTTCGTGTTGGTTGGAGATCCTGGCCTCGGAGATCTTGTGATATTCTGGGTCGCGTTCGATGCCGATGAACCGGAAGCCGTTGATGGTTGCAGCCTTGCCGGTTGAGCCGGAGCCCATAAAGGGATCGAGGATGGTTCCGCCTGGTTGAGTTATCAGGCGGCAGAGGTAGGCCATTAGCATGGTCGGTTTGACGGTGGGGTGATTGTTCTCGGATTCTCGATCCACTTTCCCAGCCTTGGCAGTGTAGAAGAACCGGGCGCCGGACTTTAGCGACAGGGCCGCCTCGTTGCTGCCGTCGTGGATGATGTTGGCAGGCCAGCGGCCGACGTGTTCTGACGCATTGCATCCGTTGAACCCAGCGGAATTGCCAACTGACGTAAAACTTGAACCTTTTTTCTTTTCAGCCGTTATAATCGTTTCCGTCCCCACTCTGCACCCATCGACATTGATGGCGCCGGTGCCGTACTGGATGACATTGGCGGCCACCGTGCTGGAGAATGGCTTTCGGGCCATGGTGATCGGCTCCAGGGCAGGCTTTAGGGCGGTGCCCCAACCTTTGTGGTCGCCTTCGAGATTGTGCGATTTCGGAAAGCCCGACCCATACACCCAGGCGATCATGTCCCGGATCTCGAAGCCGGCGTCCTCGATCCTGCACGCCATCCGGTGCTGCGTCCTGGTGCCGGCAAATGCCAGCAGATGGCCTCCCGGCTTCAGCACCCGTAGACACTGCTCCCAGATGGCCACGCTCGGCACGTCGTAGTCCCATTTCTTGCCCATGAATGACAGGCCGTAAGGTGGGTCGGTCACGATGCTGTCGACCGAGTTGTCCGACAGTGTGGCCAGAACATCGAGGCAGTCCCCTAGGTGTAGCTTGTAGGTCATTTCCATGGGTCGGTATTGTGTAACGTCTTGAGGCAGACCTCCTGGACCCACCGGGTCAATTCACGCTCGGCGTGCTCGGGGTCGTGCGGTGCTATCCGGCCGGATAGCTGTTTCGGCATCGCCTTCAGCAACGAGGCCACCGCCCCATCGTGCTCCTGCATCACCTTCCGCACCCAGTCGCCGGAGACCAGTCGCCGTTCCTTCTCGGCCTGGGCGATCACCTCGTCACGGGCCGACGTAAGGTTCTTTGCCGCGGCTGCATGGATTGAGACAAGGCGTGCGGTGTCGGCCCGGCCTTCTTTCATAGCCACGACAACCAGCTTGTAGGCTTCCAGCTCGATTTGCCGTTGTCTCTCGTAGGCGCCTTCTGGGGAATCGCAGGAGGCTGTTGCTGTGTTGATATTGTTTGAGGCTTCCGCAGGCCTGTAGGGGCCTTCCTGCTCGATTGCGGAGGTGTCTAGTGTGGGCGCTTGTTTAGGAACAGACTTGGCGCGTGTCTTGATATTCTGAGATCGCCACAAGTCAGCAGCCTCCGGGCTGTCCATTGGCATCCCCTGTTGAATAAGCTGGGCCACCCGTGGCTGGCTTATACCGATCCGGTCGCCGTATTCCTTTTGGGTCATGAAAGCGCCTTCTTGATTTCATCCGGTATCATCGAATCCGGCAGTGTGGAGGCGTATTGCAAAGCGCGAAACACGCCGTCCCTACGGGAATCCCCTTCTTTCGGCACGCAATAGCCAGCGAGGTGTTCCGGCGGTGTTCCGCTTTTCATCAAACGAATAAACCAAGCAACATTGGCCAATCCATATTGATCAACGAGGAATTGTATTTGTGTTGGCATAAGGTAATTGTTAACAGCATTACTCACACAGATTGATAGGGGTCTCGCGTTCACCTGTTCTGGCACTGTATCAAGGAGACTCCTTAGTGCTAGTGATAGAACTATTGGACAATGGTTTCACTTGTGACAGACGCTGCTCTTTTAATACAGCCTCATGACCCTTTGCTATAATGTAAGCAACAGAACCAGTCGCCACATGGCAGGCTTTGGAAACCTGTTCGAGTGTGAGACCGCGTTCCCTTAGGATGTAGGCCTGCCTGCACACCTCGGGCGTATGTTTGGTGAT